AAAAAGAAACCGATCAGTATTTTGGGATTCATACGGATCCGGATATGAGTGGGGCCAAGGCCGTTGTAGATACTCACATGGCAATCCAGGGAACTTTAAATAAAGCTAAAGGGATTGAAAATAATTCTGAAGAAGGATTTTTATCTATGGTTAAATCTGCTTTCGGCGGATTCGAACATGGGTATCAAAATTCTGTAACTGGACTTTTATACCACGGGAAAGTCCCCCAAGAATTGGATCCGAATAATTTGGATTCTTCTGCGAGAATTGGATCTCAAGTTGGACAAATAGTTGGGGATCTTCCTGCAATGATAGCGGGAGGATTCGCGGCGGGGATGACTGCATTGCCAACTGTTGTTGGTGCTGCTCCTGCTGCTGCGGCCGGAGCTTTTGCCCTTCCTGCGGCGTTAAGGACTGCACTTGTGGACGCATATACAAAAGGGGACATTCAGAGTGCAGGGGATTTCATGGAAAGAACTTCTGCGATAATTATGAATGGATCTAAAGAGGCCGCTATTGGTGGAGCTTCTAGTATGATTGGTGGGAAAGTTGGTACTGAAGTTGTAAAGACAGCATTACCTTCTATTGTTAAAGGGGCACTTCCGGCCGTAGCTGAATTGGCCACAATGACAACAATTGCGAAAGGGGCAGAAGGGCATTTACCTAATCTCCAAGATTTCACTGACGGAGCGATAATCCTGGCGGGAACACACGCGGCCACTTCGGTATCTGGAAAGATGATGAACGTTTGGAAGAAGACAGGAATAAATCCAACCGAGCTTGGAAATAAAATGGCCGAGCATCCAACGGTACTACAAGATTTATTATCAGATAATAAACCTTTTCCTTCGGCACTTGAAAATTATGTAGAGAAAGCTCCTGAACCAAAAGGAGTTTCTAACATTCCAGAATATAATCCCAAGGCGGCTTTAGAATCTACTATGAAAGATATGGCCAAAGAATTAAAGCAAGCTGAAAGATCCCAAACTTTAATTCGAGATGAAAGAGGAGATGTAATTGATCGAGTAGAAAATAACACATATCCAGAATGGTACTCGCGAGTTAAATCAGGGAACCTGGAAAAGACTATGGCCGATTTACAAAATCCCAATTCAGCGGCGTCTAAGCGACTTAAAATCGAAGCTGAACAAAGATTAACAGAAGGTTATCAGCTCGATAGAAAAATGGGCGGATATGAAGGCCCAGACCACCAATACAGAGCTTCATTGGGATTAGATCCGCATGAGACTGTATCTGGAGGAAAAGTAATCCATTTTGACGGCCAGGATGGAGTTATCCAAAAAGCAGATGGATCCACAGTCCATTTTGACGCTTCTACTGTTAAAGAGAATTTTAAAGTGGGAGATGAAGTTAGTTTTACATTAGATAAAAATATAAAAGATTTTGATTCGGCCGAAATGGTTTTTGGAACTAAGACTCCAGAAAAAATTGCAGAAGCGAACTTACCTAAAGAAGATATAATCACGGTATCAGATGCGGGGGAGATTGAAGTTAAAACTCCAGATGGAGGAAAACGCCCACCAACTGCGGAAGAAAAAATACTTGGGCATATTGGGGAGAGACAAAATAAAAAGGCCAGTGAATTTGATTTTGAAAAATTATATACAAATGTTGTAGATAAATTTAACCCAATAAAATTGGCCGTTGGAGAATTAAAAGCTACAGATCTTCCCACCAATAAAAATCCTTATGAACTGGCCAGAATGGCCAACGATTACAAAGCCAAAGTAAAACACGTTTTCGAGAAAGGGATGATTGACTATGAAACTTTAAAAGTTACGGGGCCATCGTTCAAAGAAATAATTGAACCATTCAGATCGGACGCGAAGGCCATAGATGGTTTAAAAGCTTTTATGGTATCTAAGCGAGCTTTAGAGTTAGAAGCGAGAGGGATTAAATCTGGATTTGATATTGAAGCGGCCAAAGAAGTAGTGGCAAATGGGGAAACTAAATTTGGAAAGGCGGCAGAACAAATGACCGAATTCCAAAACGGAGCTTTGAAATATGCTAAGGATTCAGGGTTAATTTCAGACAAGGCATACAAATCAATGTTAGAGGCGGGAAAATCTTACGTTTCATTTAGCCGTATAGTTGAACCAGAAGCAACAGGATCAAAAGCAGGAAAAAGTAAATCCCTTAAAAACATAAAAGGATCGGATTTAATGATCCAGGATCCATTTAAATCGATGGTAGAAAATACAGAGGCACTATTTAGGGCCGCTGAAGCTAATAGATCAACAAAGGCATTGGTGGACCTGGCCGCAAAAACTCCAGATCAAACTGTAATTTCTCAAGTTAAAACTAAGATGAAACCAATAGAAGTTACGGAAGCTGAAATTTCAAAAGCTTTCGGAAAAACTGAATTTGGACAAGCATTAATTGAAGTAATGAAAGACGGGGGATTCGAACCTGAGTTCGAAGCTTTCAATATATTCCGTCCACTTGAACAACGTAATTTGGCCCCTGGGCAATTTGATGTAATGATCGGAGGGAAAAGAAAAATATTTGAAACAACTCCTGAACTTGCGGATGCAGTTAATAGATTAAGAGGAAACGCGGCCTCAACTAATTTGGCATTTAAAATGGCCAATGCAGTTACAGTGGTTAAAAAGATTGGTATTACATTCACTCCAGACTTTATTCTTAAAAACGTTTTTAGAGATCAATTTACTGCGGGGGCTTTTTCTGAGGCGGGGACTATTCCGTTTAAGGATATGGCCGTGGCCATGAGTGATATAATTTCTAAGAACGATACTTATTACAATTGGATGAAGTCGGGAGGAGCAGGAGGAGCATTCCTGGATCTTAACAAATCATTCATCGAGAATGATCTTTTAGGAGTTTCCGCCGAATCAGGAATGGCGGGAAAAGTTTGGAACCAAGTTAAAAAACCGGCCGAGTATCTTCAGTTGGCGGGGACTATAATGGAAGAGGCCACTCGTTTAGCTGAATTTAAAAAAGTTACTAAAGGTGCTACCGAAGGTGCGGAAGTTTTTAAAGGTGGTATGGCCAGCAGAGAAGTTACAGTAGACTTCCAAAGAATCGGGGCGAAGATGGCCGCGATAAATTCAATTACCGCTTTTGAAAACGTTGCAGTTCAAGGTTTAGATAGAACGGCGAGAGCGGTTAAAGCGGATCCTGCGGGAGTTCTAACTAAAGGCATGATGTATCTAACTGCACCATCAATATTGCTTTGGTGGGCAAACCACGACGACGAAAGATATAAGGAAATCCCAAGATGGGAAAAAGATTTATTTTGGATTATCCCAACTAACGATTGGCAACCGGCCAAAGACTCAAAAGAAGTTGATGGCATGGCCAAGCATTTAGTACGCCAAAAAGAAGATGGAAGTTACGAGATAAACAAGGGACACGTTTATAGATTACCAAAGCCGCAAGAACTTGGTTTAATTTTTGGGACAATACCTGAAAGGTTAATGGAAAAATTTTTCACAGATAATCCACGGGCGTTGAACGATTTATCAGAAACAGTACAGGGAATGCTAGCTCCAAATTTAATTCCAGATGCGGCCTTGCCATTTATCGAACAAGGGATTAATAAAAATCTTTTTACTTCAGCTCCGCTAGTTTCCCCTCAAATGGAAAACAGATTGCCTGAACTTCAATATACTGAATACACGACTACTACGGCGAAGACGTTAGGAAAATTAATTGGGATGATTCCAGTGGCAAAGGATGTTGGGCCTAACTCAACTAAAATTTCTTCCCCTGCGGTAGTTGATAATTATATCAAGTCATGGTCGGGAGCTTTAGGATCTTACTTAGTTGAAGTGGCAGATAAAGCTTTAGAAAAATCTGGAGTGGCCCCTGAACAAATTAAACCAAGCAAAACATTGGCAGATATACCCTTTATTAAAGCTTTCGTTGTTCGCCATCCTTCTGGATCTACACAGTCGATAACAGACTTTTATGCCAGAAGCACAGAGGCGGAGAAAATTTTTAACTCAATAGAGTTTTTGAAAAAGCAGGGGGATGAAGAAGGAATCAAAAAGATAGTATCAAACCCAGACTATCAAGAGGCAATGGTCAGAACGGGAGAAATAAAATCTGCACTCGGACAAATGTCTTCGGTTATTAAGTCAATCTATGCAAATAAAGAAATGACTAGAGATGAAAAAAGACAACAAATAGATAGCATTTACTATATGATGATAGAAACGGCAAAACAAGGAAACGAACTAATGGACGATTGGGCCAAGAACGTTAAGAAACAAAATAAATAGGAGGGCTTATGATAAATGAATCGGGGGGAAGAGAATCGTACTCAGGAAACGCGGCCACAGTGGCGTTTTCTTTCCCACATAAATTTTTATTGAATGCAGATATAAAAGTTGTATTGAGAGATGATGTGACGGGAGTTGAAACTGTCCAGGTGCTTGATACAGATTACACACTAACAGGTGCTGGCCTGGACGCCGGAGGAACAGTTACGATGGCCGTGGCCCCTGCTTTGGCCACAACACTAACTATCTATAGAGATCCTTCGAGACTTCAACCTTTACTCTTAAAAGAGTATGAAAATCTTCCTGCTAAGGAATTAGAAAAGGCGTTTGATAGATTAACTATTTTAGCACAAACGGCATTAGATAATTTATCAAGATCAGTTAAATTATCAGATGGGCATCCCGATTCTTTCGATACCACTTTACCAAAATTATTAGTGGCCAAGTCTTTGCTGATTGTAAATGAAGATGGAGATGGTTTGGATCTTGGCCCAGATGTAGATGATATTATTAATGCTCTTGATGTAACTGCACAAGCGGTAGTTGATGCTCAAGCTGCGGCCACGTCAGCGGCCAATTCGGCTTCCTCTGCATCGATCCAATCAACTAACGCCTCTACATACGCCACCAATGCCTTTAACTCGGCAGCGGCAGCGGCCAATTCCGCTAGTGCAGCTTCTTCTTCGGAAGGAAACGCGGCCACTTCAGAATCGAATGCAGACACAGCTCGCATAGCTGCTCAGGCGGCCCAAGCTGCGGCCGAGAATGCGGCCAATTCTACTATTTGGTCGAATGTAGTTTTCTTAACTCCGGCCAGCTCTCCAAGAACAATCACAGATGCAGACAAAGGGACTTTATTTGTTGTCGATTGTACTTCAGGGAATTTTAATTTTGTGTTGGATCCAATTGCATCGTTGACGTTAACTAATCCTTGGTCAGTAGGGATTAAGAAATCAGATTCAAGTGGAAATATAATTAGCATAAGTTGTGACGCCGCCGATTTAATTGATGGATCTTCATCTTCAATGACTGTTTCAGTACCTTCAGCGGGCGTAACTTTAGTTCCAGATGATACTCCATCTCCAGATGAATGGACTGCGGTTCTATTCGGTGCGGGAGGAGGGTCTTCAGCTCCAGATTTACAAGGGACTATTGGATCTCCTGCGGTGGCGTCTTCTGGAGTGGCCTTAAACTTCAGTGGAACTTCATACTTTAATAAAAAATGGTTAGTAAGTTCTGGGGGAGCTATCGCTCTAGGTGCTACTCCTCAAATCCAACCTGGAAATCTTGTTGGACAGCAATTGCTTCTGACGTTTTGTAGCGATACCGATACAGTGGAATTGAACGATGGAAACGGATTAGAACTTGCGGGTAAATTTATCGGAACAAATAAACGAAAAATTTTACTTGAGTGGGACGGAACTATTTGGTCAGAAAATTGGAGAAGATAATTAATTTAATCAGGGAGGAAATAAAATGAAAAAGTATTTAGCACTATTATCCGTCCTAATATCAGCAGTGGCCTTCGCCATTAGCATTGATGTGGACCTACTTAAATCGCCAGACCATACAAAAGTGTGGACTCCGCCATCAACGTCGACGACTTTGGTGGGGAGAGATACAGTAGATAATTTATCCAACAAAACGTTGGATAAATTAGTTTCTACTTCAGAACAAAATAATAATACAGTTACGGGCGCAAACGCCGTAATGACTACTCCAACTAGCTTGGTGGTCCAGGTATCAAATGGGAGTTTGACTTCTATAGATGGAGTTACGGCCCCATCAGATAATCAAATTTTTGTTCTCAAAAACAAAACGGGAGCAAATGTAACCATTAATAATGAGACTGGAGTAAATACTACTTACAGAATTAAAACGGGAACTGGAGCGAACTTAACTGTCGCGAATGATTCCGCAATTATTCTTTCGTATTCAATTGCAGATTCAAGATGGCAAGTAATTGGCGGATCTGGATCTGGTAGTGGTGGTGGACTTTCTACCTGGGTAACAGCTCACGGGTATTTGACTGGAGACATTGTTATCCAATCGAATAAAATCTATCAAGCTCAGGCCGACCATACTTCGGGAACTTTCGCTACAGATTTATCTGGTGGAAAGTGGACTGAGATTTCTGCTCCTCAAGATTTAACAGGGCCAATATCTTCTACTTCTGGAGTTACTGCGATTACTTCTCAAACTGGAACAGGGACTAAATTTGTAGTTGACACTTCACCTACAATTGTTACTCCAACTATTTCTGGGCATCCAACTGTTGAAGGTGTAACTGCAACGGGAGCTACGGGAACTGGAAACTTTGTATTTGATACTTCACCAACTTTAGTTACTCCGACTTTGGGAGTGGCCACTGCCACTTCAATTAATGGAACTACAATTCCATCTAGTAAGACTCTCCAAGATAAAGACGCATTAACAGCTAAAGGGGATCTTTACGTTGCTACAGGTGCCGCTACGACTGCGAGACAAGGTGTCGGATCTAACACTCAAGTTTTAACTGCGGATTCAACTCAAACGAATGGTCTTAAGTGGGCCGACTCTCAGATATTAACTAAATCTGAAGTTGACGGGGCCGACGTTTCTACAGTTAAGATAATTACTCCAAATGCCCAATTAACTACAACTTCTACTGGACTTAGAAGATTAGAAACATCAAATACAAACTTGATGTTAAATCCTTCATTTGAAGCATCTACGGCATCTACAAGCCATACATTAACTAATGCTACATCCGCCGATGATAGTACAAATAAAACAGATGGTGCAAAAGGTATCGCTGTTACAGTTACGAGTTCTGGCGGCGGAATTTCTCAAACATCAACTACAAACGCTGCATCTTTAGTAGGAAGCCAAGGGGTAGTTAAGGCCTCTGTTTATACAACAGGTACGGACGTTTATGTTTGTCCTTTAATGGCCGGATCGCCTCCCAGTGATATTACTAAATATTGTGGAAATGTGCCGAAATCTACAACTTCAGTAAAAATGCCTGAAGTAATTGTTCCTTTCATTATGGATGGTACATCTAATGGCTATAAAATTTATTCTACAGGAACGTCAGCTTTTACGGCGGATGAAGTTTTCGTAGGTAAAGCAGCTCCATTCCAAGGCGTGAGTGGTGCGAGGTTGGTAGGAACTTTAAAGTATGCAGCAGCAACAAACTGTCAATGGTCTTCTTCTTCTGGTTCGTTTACGGATTTTTCACAAGATACAGACTGCTCTACTCCGACCGTTACAGGTTCTTTGTCTGCAAGGCTTACAAAAATCCCAGGATTTACTATTAATAATGCTCCTGCAGGTGTTTATAGAATTTTAGCCAATGGTTTTATTTCTCGACAGGTAAATAATGGCGAGTGTTCTTACAGATTTAACGATGGAACAAACTCTTCTCAGACAGGTATTATTGGCGGTGTTGCCACTGGTAACTTTATGCCGATGTTTGAAGGTCAAATAGAACTTAGCACTAACCAATCAACATGGAATGTTAGCTTACAATCACTATCTATGGGTGCAACAAATGGTTGCTATATTGAAACTGATACAGCAGGAGAGGATTTAACTTTCTCTGTCTACTACTTCCCACCTGAATCTAAAATCTATTCTCAAGCTAGTCAGGATACATCGTGGCAAGCATGTACATTTTCAACTCTTGCATGGCAAGGATTAGGAACGGTAACAAACAACTTATTATGTGCAAGACAAAGAGATACTTTAAAAATAAAGGGTAAGTTTACATTAGGTACAGTATCGGCATCTATTGGGCAATTACCACTACCTACCAATTTTGGAACAATTTCAATTGCATCTGGTATTGTTGCAAGTACAAACGCAGGGCTTGTTGTTAGGGATTCTGCATCTGTTAACTCTTTATATTCTACACAAATAAGCCCAAGTGGAGCTGTAGTAACTTTTTCTAACCCAATGGTAACCGCTTCAAACAACCCTGCAACTGCTGTTAATGGAAACTCAGCATGGTCTACAGGTGATACGATTAGTATTCAAAATGAACTTTCTATCCCCATCCAAGGATGGCAAGATTACGGAGTAATCGTAGGCTCATTTGTGGATACTATAACAACTCCCTCGAGTGTAAAAAGGGTTATTCATGGAGTTGATTTTTACACAACCTCACCCGGTACTGCTTGTACTGGAACTTGTTCACTGTCTAACTATTATGGTGCATCTGGGTGGATAACATCAATTGTTAGAACTGGCCTTGGTGACTATACACTAACACTAAACTCGTCTTATTGGTTAGATGTCACAAAAGTAAGGTGTCAAATAAAACACAGTGATTTAATGTTTCAACCAAAATTTACCATTCCAAACTCTTCGGGAGTTGTCACAATAAATGCCAGAACAAACACTGGATTATATGGCGGTACTGATATATATGGAACACTTGAGTGTACTGGGTCTATTCCATGATAAAAGAATATAAAAATACTGGTTATTTTTGTACACCATATGGAGATGTTTGGCGAAAAAAATCTCATGGATGGGTAAAAATAAACCCACAAGAAAATAGTAAATATGGTCACAAGCAGGTTGAGATTTACAATGGGAGCGGTAGTAAGAAAAGAGTTTATTTACACAGATTTGTTTATGAAACTTGGATTGGCGATATCAAAGATGGGTATGAAATAGATCATATAGATTTTAATCCAAGAAATAATAATTTGTTAAACCTAAGAGCTTTACCAATTAAAGAAAATAGAGGCAGAAAGAAAAATCCGGTATCACGGCTTAACTCAATTTCAAAATGCCTAACCATAGAACAAGTTAAATACATTAAGTCTCTTGGAAAATTTAACAAAGTAAAGCTCGCAAAAGAACTTGGTGTTTCAAGAAGTGCTATTTACTATGCCTTGAAAGGCAGCTATTAACTAACGGAGGCTTTGTGCCTCCTTTTATAACAAAGGGACAAATATGAAATTACTTTTATTACTTACACTCTCTATGATCTTATCGTCGTGTGCATCTAAAGTGATCGTAAAAAACTGTGAGCACTTACAAGATGAACTTTTCCAGTGTGAAGAGAGATGAGATCGATTATGTCTTGAGCCAAGCAACACTTGGCCTTTTCTCAATTACAAGGAAGGTTTATGAGAAATTTTTATCACGATATAGAGCAAATATTCTCCACTAACGCTGAAATAAAAATGGTATTAATTGTCATTGCTATCCCGTTATCTTGGACTTTTAATGGGGAGTATGAAGCTTTAGTGGCCATTTCTTCTTTAATCGTGATTGATTTCATAACGGGAACTTATGCTGCGATTAAAAACGGATCCTGGAGTGCTAGGACTTCTATTGGTGGTGCTTCTAAATTTTTTAGGTACTTAGTATATATGTTCGTGGCCAGGGCCGTTGATAAAGTGACTCCATTGCACGTTTTCGCACCGATGATGGATACTTACCTGGCCGTAACTGAAGCGGGATCGATCCTTGAAAATTTTGAAAAGCTTGGTTATCCTGTTCCTACTATGATTATAAATAAACTTAAATCTCTCAAAGATAAAAAGTAGGCCAATATCGGCCAAGGAGGACTTTATGGAAAAGGCGTATGATTTAAAAGAACTTGGACTTAGATTAAAAAATGCAGGACTTCCAATCGCTGAAGAAGCTTTAGAAGCTGCCGCGGGAATTGTTTACAAAGAAACAAAAGCTTGGTTAAAAGAATCAGCTCCACTTTCTGAAACAAAAATGGATGATTTCGTATCTCCATTTTATGACCAACTAGATCCAATTGTTCTTCCTTTGATTGATAAAATTGACCATCAAGTGGGTTAATTAGTTTTCTTTTTAGGTTTATAAAACTTATAAACTGTGGCCGGATGTATTTTGAATTTAGATGATATTTCTTCATTCGATATTCCGGCCATTTTTAACTTAATTATTTCCTCTCTGATTTCTTTAGTTATCCTGAATGCGTAGTGATTTTCACCTTTACTCACGTTAAATTCTTTATTTTCTCTAGCATGGTAATTATTTTCGGCAACAGTTACATATTCTAAGTTAGATATTCGATTATCTTTTTGGTAACTATCCCTTGACGACAAGTAAACAATCTGGTTATGATGTTTTAATAACCTAGGAGCATTATGAAAATTGATTTAATACTCGGTGATTGCCTAGAGAAAATGAAAGATATTCCTGATAAAAGCGTTGACATGGCTTTAACTGACCCACCATACGGAACAACTGCGTGTAAATGGGATGTTGTTATTCCTTTTGAACCAATGTGGGTAGAGCTAAAAAGAATAATTAAGCCAAACGGTGCCATTTGTCTTTTTGGGAGCGAACCATTTTCCAGTAATCTAAGAGTTAGCAATTTAAGCAATTTCAAATACGATTGGGTTTGGCAAAAAGATAAAGCCACTAATCATCTTAATGCTAAGAAGCAACCAATGAGAAGAAATGAAATAATTTCAGTATTTTACGAGAAGCAATGTCTATACCAACCGCAATTAGTTAAAAAGAACCCAGAAAACATAAGACCACCCACCACAAAAAGGAAGCAAGCTGAAAATTACGGGAAGATGACTGCAGAATCAGTCAGGACAATTCCAGTAGATATGTCCTACCCAAATGAGACACTAAAGTTTAGGGGATGTTTTGGGGATAAGGGTAAATCACTACACCCAACACAGAAACCAGTTGACCTATTAGAATACCTAATAAAAACCTACACACTCGAAGGCGAAACTGTTTTAGATTTCACTATGGGCAGTGGATCGACCGGCGTTGCATGTAAAAACCTAAATCGAAACTTTATAGGCATAGAGAAAAACGAGACTTATTTTAACATAGCAAAAAAGAGAATTGAGGATGCAAACAAATAAAATACGTTTCTTTAAGATATTGGAAAAAGCGTCGAAACCCTTGAAAACATTAAAGAAGGCAAGGAAAGCCCACGGTTTGAATAGCGAAAAGAAAACTCGTCAAGATAAGATTGTAAATGTTTTGGAGAAACAGCATGAAAAGTGCCATTAACAGAACGCTTAAATTGACTCCAAAATCCTTCGATGGTGTTTGTATGAGCTTTGCCTTTAGCAAACTCATTCTTGCCATGATTAACTTTGTCATGAGAATAGCCAATAGATTCTACTCTATTGTAACTATTAGATTCATCTGTAAAAATCAGACTGCCAGATTTAACCATTTTCTGAATCAAAGGCATCAATGTAACCTGTTTAACATCTTCAACTTTAGACGTTTTAATGCTTCCTTGTCTTTTAGCGACACCAAAAACAGGAACTTTACCCTCTGCTCCACGGCCTCGCTTGCCAGTTCTTTTACCTCCGATGTAAGTCTCATCTGCTTCAACTTCTCCATCAAAAGGCTCATTACTATCTGTCATAAGTTTGCGTATCTGTTTGCCCATACGCCAAGCTGTTTTATAAGTTACGCCAAGATGCCTTTCAAGTTCCTTAGCAGACACACCGTTCTTAGATTGAGACATGAGGAAAATCGCATAAAACCAAGACAGCAAAGAAGTGCTACTTTTATGAAAAATAGTGCCTTCGGTCGGGTAGACTTGGTAGCCACAAGAACAAGCGAAAGAGCGTCTATTTCCAATAGGATAAAATTCTACCTTTCCGCATTTAGGGCACTTAATACCGTCTGGGTAACGAGATTTAAAGATATGCTCCAAACAAGATTTATCGGTAGGAAACTGTGCTTTGAATTGTTTAATTGTGTATTTCATAAGGAGATTATAACATGAAGTGTTACTTGTCGTCAAGGGATAGTTACCATCTTTTTTATCCATATTTTTATGATTGATTACAAGATTGGATTCTCCAAGGAAAGTAGTAGCTACAATCCTGTGTACTTTAAAAGTTTTAGCTGAACCATATCTAGTCAAAGATATGCAAAAATAGCCGTCTTTATCCGTATTCAGTTTAAGTATTTTTTCAGAGACTCTTCTTGATCCTTTATGGTTTGGTACTCTCCTCTCTACTGATTTAATTAATCCGCAAGAAGAAACCTCATAATATCCTTCATAATTTGGTATTGCTTTCCATTTCATTAAATTGGTTTATAATTAATTACAACATAAGTAAAGGGGTTAGGATAATATGACTAACGAAGAAGCTGTTAAGATTATAAAAAATCAATTCACTTCTATCGGCAAGGGCGTTCTTATGAATGCCCTTTGTTCTTGGGCACCAATCTTTAAAGTTCCCCCATTTAGTACAATTGCAAATATGATCGTGGAAAAAGAATTGGCCATTCTGGCCACTAATGCGGAGACAGGTGCTTTCTTTGCTTATACCAATTTCAATGTGGATTCCCAAGGGCGTGACTTCATGTCCGCGGCCTTAACAAACCATAACGTTCAAATGATCGGGACTCCAGAGGAGAAAAAAATTGCAGAAGAAAATGTTAAGAATGCTTTTCGTAAGCTCATTCGTTTTACTAACTAGCTGCGGATCTGTTCCTGATAAACCATTTTGTACTGACATTCGTCCTGGTGCGGGGTTTTGCGTTTGGTCCATATCTAACAAAGAAATGGAAGTGGACGACACACATTTATTGGATGGGAAAACCTGGTATGATATGCAGATTGGTATTATAAAAATGCCTCTGGATACGTTCAAAGCGATCAAAAAATACATCATTAATCAGTGTAAAAGAAATCAAAATTGTTCTGAGGAAATAGATTCTTGGGATAGGGCCATGACTACTTTGGAAACAAAGGCCACGGCCACAGGTAATTAATTATAAAATTTTACAATGCCTGAATGGAATAGATCCCACTCTGTTTTTCTTCTGTTAACTAATCCTGGTAAAACTACTTTGTGTGGAATGCCAAAAATTCTTTTTGTCCCTTTCACATACAATAGCATGGCCTTCTTAATCTTATCGTGATCTCCAGTGGCCAAGGCCACTCTCAATGAGCTTCCTGGTTCTAATATGCCCACTCCACAATTGTATGCCATCGATACTAGGGCATCAAATTGGCAGTCCAGGGGATTCCAATTCATCTTCTGGCACATTTTAACTACTGCATCTTCTTTCTCGTCTAGCTCCCAATTCATCAGAACAAAAGCTTCATCCGCAGTTATTGGCCTATCTGATCCCGTAACTCTCTTTCCATCGGGATAAGCAATGGTTCCAAGGCCAATAGTCCAAATACCAACTGGATCTTTGTATGGATAATATTTCTTTTCCGTTGAATTCCATCCTGCTCTTGGACTTTTTTCACCTTCATAATGGGCCACAATGGCCAGGCCGCGATCTCCAATATTTCTTCTTCCCATATATCCTCCAATTTTGGGTAATAAAAAAGGGCCTTACGGCCCTTCTTTTTGTAATCTTCTTTAGGAGAGAATTACTTAGCTGCTTTAGCTTTTACAGATTTAGCTTTAACTGGAGTCTTAGCTTTAACTGCTTTCGCTTTAGGAGCTGCTTTTTTAGTTTCTTTTTTCATTTTTACTCCAACGTAATAAAACAATCTTCATAGGATGTTTATAGTATTTAATCAGTGAATGTGCTTTGTCAAATAATAAAACGCCGATTCAAAGGCGATCCTAAAAATAAAAGCGGCGGAAACCCATATCGCAATTTTCTGGATATGTTTATTAAACCATCTTGAAATTTTATTCTTGGTGAAAATAGTTTTTGGCTGAAGATCGGCCAAGTTTGAAATGAATAAATATTCTCCTGCTTTCATTAGTTTAGCTCCACGAAGTCTTTCAGATCTTCAATATGCTTCATAATATAATCCGCCTTAACTTTTCCAAAACTAATTATGGGCCTTTCTGATTTTTTATTTCCTGCGGGATCCACTTCCCAAATACCGAACGTAGGTCGGCCATTGAAAATTTCAATTAATACTTTTGTTTCTTTACTTGGTTTTTTAACTTCGGCCATATTTCCTCCTATCCGAATATTGATTCTTCTATCGTATTATCCCATTCTACAGATTGTCCAATGGCCAGCTCCCATTCGATTCTTGCCTGTTCCAGTGTGGGTAATCTATATGCGTTTACTCTCTCATCTCCAATAGTCATTTTCTTATTGCCAGACATTGATGGACAATATTTTTTAATTATCTTTCCTACTTCTCTTTCATCAGGTATCCAAGTTTTTATATTGGCCTCTCTGCAAAAATGAGTTACGGCCAGGCGTAAATCCTTCTTAGAGATTTTATCTGGCCACGGCGATCCTGCTAATTCAGCATCATTTAAAGCAGTAAACCAGAATCTTTCTATTACTCCCATAGACTTAACTTTCTGTTCTAATAATCCTTCGGTCTTTGGAATAATTGTTATGTCTGCTCTGTTGAGATCCCAAGTTTGCAGGAAGTGAAGTAAAATTTCTTTTCCTCCGTGGTTATCCACAAGATCTCGCATCTCAAAGAACCAATCGTTTTGTTGCTTTCTTCCGTTTCCGATTTCAAATACAGCGAATCTTCTCTCGTCAACTGATGCAGGAACTAACCAGGACTCATTACCAATGATAATGGTCCTGACTAAGTTATCCGCTTTGTAAGCTTCCTTCCCTTTTCTTTCGATTAATACTTCAGGTGAAGTGATTAATCCTTTGAGTTTTCCTTCTGCCGATTTGTCTCCTGACCAGAAGGCCTCGTCAAACACCATACACAGACAAGACTCCATGTGGCCGTTAAAGCTCGACATGAGGTATCGTCCATCGTGCGTGACAAGGTAATTGTCATGGCCGAGTAAACCGCCAATACGATCAACCAACGCATTTTTTCCTACTCCTTTTTCTCCGTGGAATACTATTGAAGTTTGAGGCCTTTCATATGGCCTCTGAATCATGTGTGCAAAATAAGTTATGATCCAATTAAATAAGCTCTCATCGTTTTGGCAAACGTTTTGTCTTGCGTGTTCAATGAACATATCAAATCCCTTTCTTGCCTTGGGATCCGCATCTTCGTATGGTTTTGGAGAGCAAGTGAATCCTCTCCAGGTGTTATAATAATTATTTCTAATCTCTCTTTCTGGAGCAAAAAATAATCCGGCGTATTCTCTACGTCCCGGCCAATCTAACCACACTTCGGCGAAAGAATCTTTCCCCACTGACTTGTTGGAAAATTTTCTTTTAAATGAAGCTTCACTCATTAGATTAATAGTTGGACGCCCTTTCTCATCTAAAGTCTCATGGATTATTGAATGTGATCCTCCAGTGAAAACTAATGCGTATTCATCGTTTAATTTTTCCAAATAAAATTTTTCTTTTTTCGTTTCAGTTTCTACTTTTTTAAATTCTGCTGAAGTAGAACTGGATCCTTCGGCCTCTTTTCCGTAGTGATAAGCATGGTCTATTTTTAGTTTAAGTTTTTCTGGACTCCATCCCGACCCATCAAACCAATGAGTCATCATTAATTCCAGGCAATGTTCTTTAGAGATCCCGAAGTCTTTAACTTTAGCGGCCACTCTATATGCCGTTTGGTCCCCTGCTTGGCCCTTGATTGATTCCGGAGCTTCATTTTCTAAATAAAAAATGGCACGTTCAATGTCGTACTCTGTTGCCTGGTATTTCTTTCCTTTCTTTTTATCTTCTGTTGGTTCAATGGCCTTTCCACATTCGTCTATAATCCATTGTGGACATTGGGTTATTACTGTGGCCCCATTATCTTTATAAACTTTTCCGTCAATCGTTGATCCAGAGGCCACGATATATCCGCCTCTTGATCTAATATCAAGGCCAACTCCAAGTACGTCTGTTCCTTGCTTGATAGCTTGATCCGCAACGAATACTAAATGTTGGCCCTTAGTTGTAGTTATCTGTTCAAAAGTGGAAGGGAATTCCTTCCCCTGCATTTCATATTCAACTACTAAACTGCTACCTTTCTTTCCGTTCTTATCATCTACATCAACTACGACAAGGGCCTTTCCGTCCTTAAAATTTGAAGTGCTAATTCCAATATTAAATTCCTGTTCTAATCCAGATATGTCATTGATCCACCACTTTCTAATTTGGTTTGGATCTCTGCTGGCCAACTTCGGAAAGTTTTTTATTGCGGGAAGTTTTGTATTTGGCCTCAGTGGGAATACATGGAATCCCATGCTGGCCAGGCGTAAAGCTTTGTTGTAATAACTCATATAAATCCTTTTAATCCTTTCTAAATCGTGTGCCTTCCCATCCTTCTGCGGCCAATGGAAGTCCTGTTGCCCAAGATGGTATTTCACACATTATCTTGGCCATTTCTTCTACTGATCCAAAATTAGTAGGAACTTCACAAACGATTTCATCGTGAACGTGGATTACTGTTTTGTATCCTTTATCTTCTAATCTAAATAACGCTTCGGCAAGTATGTCTCTTGAACAAGCTTGAGTTATATTCTCCGCAAAAAATCCGCCGTATGTTTTCTGGCGTTCCCATTTTCTAGTATTTGCGTCTTCGGCCATATAGGTTACGCCTTCCTTCTCAGCTCCCCAAGGGGTAGTGACCATTTCCAGTTTTGGGTATGGATATGAGATGGCCCGGCCCGAAGGCAGTTGGCACCACAAGAAAGATCCCACCACTTTATATTTAACCTGGCGTCCTTTAGCTCCGGCCTCGAATACTCTCCCTGGAAATCTTACGGCGTCCATTGCGGCGTTTTCTAAGTCGGCCCAGTATCTAACAATATTTGTATGTCCTGATCGCCAAGATGATTTAATTTCTTCCGCTTGCTTATCTGGAATTTTAACTCCGTAAACTGTGGCCATTGATTGAAATGCACTTTTCCCTCCGCCGTATCCAAGGGCAAGAACGGCCACTTTTCCAATTTGTCTTTGGTCTTTTGTAACTTTTCCAATGTCAACGTTGTAGATTTTGCTGGCCGCGTGTTCATATATTTTTCCGTGAGTTCTGAAAATATTAAGTACCGATTCCTCTCCTGCTAACCAAGCTAGCATCCTGGCCTCGATTGAGTTCCAATCGCAGTCAATGAACTTGTGTCCTGGTGCCGCGATAATAAAAGATCGGATACATTCTGAAATGCAATTTGTTGGTTGCCCATACATCATATCGATATGATCTCTTTTTTGGGCCACGGTTTTTGAACTGTTTAATATATCTATAATATCCAAAATGTTTTCGAATTTTAGATATTGTCTCGGTAGATTTTGGAATTGGATTCCTCGACCGGCCCAACGGCCAGTGGAATAAGCTCCATAATATTGGAATGCTCTGCGGATTCTAAAGTCTTTTTTACTGGCCTGTAAGATCATGGCATTTAATTTGGCCGTAGAAGATTTAGAAGCTTCCTGGCGAATCAGTAATGCTTGTCTTGCTTTTGGATCTAAGTCTTTTCTTCTTAATATATTTGATACGTCCCCTTTGGCCAGGCCTTCAGGTAGTTTTACGTCACAAATTATTTCTAACCAATTCTTTAAGTCGGCCAGCGAGTTATGAGTGGCCACGGCATTATTGGTAACAACTCTCATTTCATCATTCAATCTTTGCTTTTCAAAATCTATTATTTCGATTGCTTTGTTAACTGAATTAATGTCGATTAAAATTCCACGTTCATTTATTTTTTGGTCTAATAACCAAAGTTCCCTTTCTTTCGGAGTAAGCATGAGCATTCTTTTTTCAGCTTGGCGTTCTACTTCAACGTCTTGCTTGCAGTACGCATACATTGTCTCAAATTTTTCAGGGGCATCTTTGTATTCCCAAAAAATAATTTCATCTCCCGATCCATTGCAAGCTTCGCATGGATGGTAAAGATCTTCTGTTCCCGATCCTCCGCAAATTTTACATTGCCCTTCGTTTACTTTTCTTGGTTGAGATAGTTGGAGCATTACTCTCCCACCTTTCATATCTTTTTCAGCTTTCAATCCCAATGCGGGAGAAAGTTTTTCTAGCTTTCCTGGTAGTCCCATTCCATATCCCATAACCATATTACAGAATGTATTTTCTATTGGTAGTTTGGGCCACCCATATTTTCTAGTACATACTGTGTTCCATACGGCCAACTCAAAGGCCGCATTGTGGGCCAAGATAGTATCTCCATCTTCAATGGCCACTTGTAAATCGAATGGGAATGGATCGCCAAATTTCCATATTTCGATTGGCCCATCATCGAAACAATATGCCATGCACATTACATCGAATAAAGTTGAGTTAACGTAATTTTCTAATCCTTGCTTGATAAGATCTACGTCCGAACGTGTTTCAAAGTCTATGTGTAGTTTCAAAATTCTCTCCTAAAGAAAGGCCAGGATTACTCCTGGCCAGTTTAATTAAAACAATGCACTTGCGTCTTCTGCGGGAACTGCTGCGAAATCATCTTCCGCTTTAGATCTTCCACCGAAAGGTTCACCTTCAGCTACTTTTTGAATGTTCTGAAGTCCTAAAGAAACTCCTGCGTTTCCTTTTTGATTGTAAGCATACGCATTTACCGAAGCGATAGCGTAGCATCCTGGATAAAATTCAGCTTCATCTAAAATTGGTTGTACCTGGCCATCTACTACTCCAGGTTTATGAGCTGATTTTAAGTTAATGAAAATAGCTCCGGCCTCATATCCATCTGGTAAATATTCTTGGCCAGTTTCTTCGTTTACTTTAGACCTTTCAGCTTGATCTCTAAAAGGGGATCTCATATTCTTCGGCCATTTCTTCGGATCTTTTCCGAATTCTTTTTCCGCGGCCTCTTGAACTAGCTTTTTAAGTTTAGAAAGATCTTCGCCTTTCTTAAATAAAGCTACGACTGAATACTCATCCTTTCCATTAAGCTCATTTCTTCTTGGCTTAAATACGTTTGGGTAAGATACTCTGAATTTTGGTGTTGTTCCTTTTGACATGGTTTTCTCCTGTTTTTACTGTTATTAAATCCCGACATTGGGATCAATCTTTTTAAAGTCTACTTCTACGGCCGATTTTACGGCCTCTCTTTTATCTGTAATTGGAACTAGAGTATTTCCACTTGATTCCTTAATGACCAAAGATTCCAAAAACTTTTTGTCCTCTTTGCTAGTAAGTGCTGACTCAACTTGAGCTACACTTCTAAGAGATCTTGGCTTATACATCGAATTTTCTTCCAGGCCGAGTTCCAAGGCCAGGGATTGTTCAGCTAAAGATTCATCCTTCCATTTTCTGTTGGCTCTTTTAGGAACTAATTTAAATCCTGGTATAGATTTTCCTGCTTCAGCTTCGTTAAATGCGAATTGCTTTACAGATTTTACCCAAGCTTCAATCGCGGGAACTGCTTCTAAATATGATGCTAATTTTTCAGGATCATATTTTCGGTCTGAAACAATTACCGAGAAATCTTCCTTGGCCGTGGCCAAAGCTTGCTCAGATAATTTTGGGCAAATAGCACTCGCCCTACAAAATTTGCAATGAGATCCAGGAACTAAAGGTGCATTTGGATCCTCTGTTCGCTTGGCCGCATCTACTAAATCTGCTGAGAAATCAATTAAATCTGTAGCTGAAATTGTCCAAGATCGGATTGGCCCGTCAGAATGTGGGCATCTTGGTTGGACAATAACTAATTTAACTGTTTTACATTTAACTTTTGATTCTAATAAAGCTCCTAGTCCATAGTACATAAGCTGTTCATTGTGTTCCACATCCACTGGAAGTCCTGCTCCATGCTTATAATCCCATACTTCTAATTCTAACTTATCTTCGTGGTAGATGATTCCATCTGAAGTTCCGAAGAGGCCAGGATGAAGTGAACTAAGATCGAAAGTTTGCTCTACTTTAAAAAACTTGGCCCCCTCTTTGGCCTCATTAAATGCAGTAACATAAACTTCTACGGCCTCCAACATTTCATCATCGACAAAACGTGGATCTTCTGGATCCGTAACTTCAATCATAAATCTAGTTGTATCTTGACCTAAAATTTTAGCTGCGGCCAAATCGTGAGCTGTCGTACCTTCAACTGCATAATCGGACTGTGTTCCAGGTAATCCTTCGCTTTCACGGATTGATCCTGGACATACGGCCCATCTGTGCATTGAAGATGCTCCAATTCTACTGTGTGTTGTTGGTGTGTTTTGGGCCTCGCTCATTTTAGACTCCTAGTTTGAAGCTTCATTACATCTAGCTACGAATGCTTCATAATCTTGTACTTGAAGATCGCTTACTCTTGCACAAGTTGTTCCTCCTGCGTTTTTAAATTCAGCTAATACGGCCTTTGCTGTTGCCAGGTCTTTAGCTGAAGATAAATTTTGTAGGGCCTTTTGAACATCATCCTTAGTTAAGCTAGAAGTCCCCGCTTCAACGGCCACTGGAGTTTCGGCCACTGGAGTTTCGGCCACTGGAGTTTCTACTGGCTTATCTTTTTTGGCCGTAGCTTTTTTAGGTTCTGCTGTTTTCTGGACTGTTGGGTTTGGTTCTGTCTGTGCGTTTGAAATTGGGGCACCGATAGTTAATTGAAGTTTTCTAACTTCATTCATTAAGTCTTCGGCCGTGGCCGCGTTAATAGTCAAAGTAACTGTGGTCATATTATCTCCTATGATTTAGTGGGTTCATTATTGATCCCATCCTTAAATAATTCTGCTATTTCATCTTGTTTTCTTCTAAAAACTTTTGTGATGGCCTCATCTATAGTTCCAGTACAAGTGGCAAATCTGCATCTAACTGGAAGCTGTTGAGTTCTACGCCATACTCTTCTAATGGCCTGGTTATTGTCTGCGGGAGAAAACATCCACTCAAGCATAATAACTTCATTCGCTGAAGTTAGTGTTAATGCCGTGGCCGCGGCCTTAATATTACAAATAATAACTCTGCACGATGGATCGGCCATGAAACGATCAATGTTTCTTTGGCGTTTCTTCGGAGCTGTTCCCCCGTAAAGAGTAACGGCCCCGAAATGTTTCAATCCTTCTCTTACGTTGTCTATAACGTCCTTATGAAATGCAAAGATAACTACTTTTTCATATTGATTGGACGCCAATTCTTTTCCCACTACCTTTATGAAGTTGGGCATTTTTGAAAGTCCATTATATCTTCTAACTGTTGCGACTGAATCAAAAGCTTGCTCTAAATATATCGTGGATCCTTCGGCCTCATCTTTATCAAGTGCCTCCTGGATCGCGTTTGATTCTTTTAATAGTTTACTTTTAGTAAGTTCAATTGGAGCTAACGAATCATTAAATGTGGACGCGTACATTGCAAAATCAACTGGACTTGGTTCTATATACATTATCTCTGTTGTTAACGGTGGCAACTCATTCGGAGTATCTTTTAAAATTGAAATTGGCCTCGCTATCATTACCTTTTCAAGCATTGCTCTTATCTCTTCGGCCATGTCAATTTTAGAAGCGACTATTCTTGCCGAGTAGCCATATCCATTATTCTCTCTCCTAATAATACAGTACCGATTTGCAAAGCTCCAATAACTAAGATTAGTAAGTCCAAACGTAAAAAGTATTGGCCAAAGCTCGGCGTAGTTGTTTGGAGCTGAAGTTCCTGAAGAAAGCCACATTCTATTAGTGAATCGTACCAATCCATTCTTTCCATAAACGGCCTTTGTTATTTGAGCAGTAGGTTCTTTTATCGTGTGACATTCATCCACGATAACTAAATCCCATTGCCTATTGGTTAGTTTTTCCAGGTTATCTCGCACGAAATCGAAAGATACTATCAATCGATTGTGTGCTGTTGAATCCTGGTAAGTTTCAATTACTTTAAAATTTCCTGGAGAGTACGAGAATTCATCCCACTCTCTCTGCCATCCGATGCGAGCAATGGCCGGGCATATAACTAAAATTTTTTCCGCGAGAATATCGTTCGCAGCTAAGATTAATTGGCCAGTTTTACCTAGTCCCATCTCATCTCCGATAACGGCCCACTTTCTTTTCGAAAGAAAATCGGCACCGATAATTTGATATTCGTCTGGTTTTTTCATTAGTATAGAAATCCTGTCTTGTTGATTACATAAGTCCAAAATACGGCCAGTATTGTAGCTCCAACGATTGTGGATTTAGCTTTTTTAGTTAATAAGGCCAGGCAAAAGTAACTGGAACTAAAAACTATAAGCGAAAATAAATTCGAATTCATTTTATAAATCCTAAAAAGTTGGCCAAATCATAAACGAAATATAATATGGCGAAAGTTAAAATAATGT